ACCATTGTCAGCATAAATTGTGTGTGCAATTCTATTGTTGCCTTCTGCTGTTTCTGTTCGTAATACATCTTGTTCTGCACCATCAAACACAGCAGGCTCATTATTTTCTTCAAAGACAAATGGCGCACCATCTTCCGTGGTGATATCACCTTCTTCACTATCTAATCGTAATCTTGATTGTCTAAAGTCTTCAAGTAATATAGAGAAATCTTGTTGAGCAAAACTTTCTAAAATAATATTGTCTTCATTTGTTGCTGTGACAGTTTCACCTGATGTAAAAGTTCCAGATAAAGTATCTATCTGCATATGTAACTTTGGATTCATTACAGGTTCTTGTTCATATCTGAAACCATGGTCTAAAACTTTTGCACTTAATGCTCGACCCACTTCACTCGACACAGCAAATACAGCTGCACCAGAACCAGCAGATGATGTAACTGTTATGGTAGGCAATGATAAGTAACCACCACCTTTGTTTGTAATTTTAATTTTTGTAATATCACCTAGGGAAGAATTAGTTGCATCTTCCATAACAATTTGTTCCGTAGAACTTTGTTCTAATATTAATATACCATCTTCTAAACTATCTTGTTCTAATCTAAATCCACCATTAACCACAGCGACTTCACCAGCAAGTCCAGTGCCATCAGTTGGATTAGTAACACTTAATGCATCACCCACAACATATCCTGAACCAGCAGTTTCAACAATAATATCTTCTATCTTACCATATGTAATCTGATCGACAAGAGCATTAAGACCAACACCACCTCTTTGATTTTTTACTGGAACATTTTCATTAATAGAATAGTAACGACCACGATTAACAAATGAAACATCATCTGCTATACTTTCAATATTACAGGTTAGAGTTGTATCAGGATCATCATTTTCAACACCAGTAAATGTAGAGAAAGTTTGTTGTAATATTTTATTACCATCTTCATCTAATATATCATCACCGTTTTGTTCTTGAATTATGGAGTGACCCAAACTAGGTTGAAAAGTTCCTGTTATATTATCTTTATTTAATACTAAAGTTGCAACGTCTCTTTGTGTGCCACCTAAGTTTACAGCATTAACAGTTACACTTTCTACAACAGCTGTTGCAAGATTAATATTTGTATTACCCGGAATATTTGCTTGTGTAATTGTTTGTCCAACAAGTTTGGTCATGTCACCATTTGATGGCGATACTAAAGTTGCTTTTAAAATTTTTTGTGTAGCAAAATTACCATCACTAACTCTTAATAAATCAGCAGTGGGATAATATAGTTCTGGTGTTTCATTAAACAATGCACGAAAAAATATTTCATGACCTTTCTTTGTGCCTTTTCTTTTGTATAAAGATAAAATATTTTTTGTAAGTTGTCTTTTGTTTAGACCATTTGTTAAATCATTTGGTATAGTTTGAAGAAATGAATTTCTGAATTGTAAAAAGAAATCATCTAGTGTATCATTCACATCAGCATACTCAAGAATTTGTGATAGCGTTTCATTAGGATTTGCCCTATATTTTGATATCACTCCTTGAGCACCTGATGTGCCACCTGTAACTGTCTCTCCTGTTACAAACTTTGAATTTGCAGATATGTATAATTGTAAATTGTCAGCATCTTCAGCAAGTATGGTTGCTGTCTCACCTGATGTTTGTCCTGTGATAGTTTCTCCTTTTGAGAACTCACCAATGCTACCTTGTTCATCTAAAATATAATCACCAGCATTATTTCTTTTTTCGTCTGTGCCATCTAAAGCAAGAAACGATACTGTATCTGTTTCTAAAAGTATTTGATCACTTGCCGTTACACTTGATAGTGTAAGTTGTGCTGAATCCATATAACGATAATACTGTTTGACGAACTCAACCAGTAAAGGATTATTAGCTTGTATATGTTCTGGAAATTGCCTACTTACTAGGGAACTTATATTCTTAGTAAACTTTGCCATGATCTATGAAGCATAACTTGATGTTGCAGCATAACCTATACCTGAAGTTGTATCATAATCATCAGCGGATATAGTCACCGTTGTATTTGTTTCATCTATTTCTAATACTTGATTTCTCACAGGTATGATGTCCACAGAGTTTGGTATGACTGTTAATCTTACAGCAGTAGATGTTGCACCATCAACATTTGAAACTTCTGTAATGAATAAAGAGTTTAATGTGATTGTTCCATTCGTATAATCTATTGTGCCTAAAGTATTGTTGGTGTATGTTCTTGTTTGACCTACAAGATAATATAGTCTTACATTACCTGCACCATCTTCATCTAAAAAATATTCATTAGTTGTATCACCATTAATTTTAAATCCTGAAGAAGTTAGAACACCACCACCACTAGCATTGTGACCTGAGTGTGGATTATAAAATGCATTATTATAACTTATGGTATATGTTGTTGCACCTGATGTCGTTGCAGTAAATGACTTGTGCATTTTAACAGTTGTAATGTTAGATAGTATTGCAGTATCTACTTTATTAATTGTTTCAATAAATTTAGAGTGTCTAAACAATCCATCAAACTGTCCTAGATTGTCTGTATTGAATGTTGTGATTGCTGAAGATACTAAAGACTTAATACTGTCAGTTGTTTTTGTTGTTGCCTTTGCATCATACTTAACATCAACATTTAATTGAATTGATGTTGTTTCTGGATCTTGTATAACAGGTGTAACACTTGCTACATTGAAATCTTTTAATTGTGTAATAATATCAGTTTTCTTTGCTTCTGTTAGTGTTGCACCAGACACAGGTTTGATTGAAATATAAACACGACCATAAACAGGTGTGCTATTATCTTCACCACCCCATACTTGAACTGATTGTGCGTTTGTAAAGATTGATTTTACTTTACTCTCATAATCTTTTGTAGTGACCGTTCTGTTTTGTGAAGCATATTGTCTTGGTGCATTGAAACGAATACTTTCTGGAGTTTCTGGTTGAGCACCATTACCAGAATTGGTTGCAGTAGTAATTGTAACATTAGAAAATCCACCAAGATTACCAGACAAACTAAATGAACTTGCTCCGTTGCTTTCTTCAGCATTAGTGACAATATATGATAGTGTTACTATATTACCAGTTGATAATGCAGCACCAAGTATACCATCACCAAACTTCACTTCATATTGTTGATCTTCAGCACCTTCAAGATAATAAATTTTTGATGTTGATGTCACATCTGCTAAATCAGTTGATAAGGTATAAGTGTTAGATGTTGAATCTGTTGAACTATTTTGTACTGTAACTTTTAAAGTTGTTGTATCTGCTAAATTATTTTTAATTAAAAATCTTTGATCTGCATTTGATGTATCTACCGTATATTTGTTTGTAACAAGTGTTCCTTCGTAAACAGGTAAACTAGAAAAAGTATATACACCATCTGTTGGTGTAATTGTAGTGGCATCCTTAACAATGTAATTATAAGTTGTGCCATCAACACTTGTGGTAAAGGTCGTGCCTCTAGCTGCGGTTAATGTAGAACCAGTTGCATTGTTAACTGTCACATTTAAAAAGGCAACAGGTGATGTTGCACTTCTTGGTGTATACCCAACATGTTTGGCATGTGAGACAATACTGTTTCTTAAATCAGCACTATCTAAAAACATTTCATTTGCTAAAACATTAGCATAGACAGCGTTGTAGTGAGTATTATATGCTAAAACATCTAACAAGGTAGACATGGTTGAACCTTCAAAATCATAATCTGTTAACTGATCTTGTTGTTTTAAAAATACTTTAAGATTATTTTTAATACCATCAAAGTCTAAATCTGTAACTTCTAATCTTTTTACCATTTCTATCTACTTCTTTCTAACATTGTTGTGAGACTAACTAACTCACCTGGAACATTTATTACTCGAAACTCTATTGTTACTTCGTATGAATTTGAATCTAAATTTGGTCTAGCATCAACAGATATTAATTGTGCTCTTGGTTCAAAGTTTGTAATCACTTCTCCTATAACTCTAGACAATGAATTGGCTGTAATTGGATCAAGAGGTTCAAATAATAATTGAGATATGCCAGAACCTATTTCAGGATGAAAAGGTCTCTCATAGTGATTTGTTAATATGAGATTTCTTACTGATTGCTTTACAGCATCTACATCTTTTTTGACGATTACATCTTTTGTGGCAGCATTACGCTCAAAAGATAATGCGATATCTCTATAAAGTCTAGTGGATCTCGCACTTGCGTTTGTTCTAGATGCGTCTGCATATCCTGATTGTAGTATTGCCATGATAACTATTTATCATGTTATCCTGCATTTACGTTAGAAGAACCTGAGATTGTATGACCACATAAGGCAGCATCACCTGATCTAGATACACCTATACCATTTGCAAATACAGTGGTTGAACCACCTACCATAGGTGGCGTAGGACTATGAGGTGCAATACCATGAGAGGCGACTTTATCACCTATACGAACTACACCTGATCCATTTGCATTGACATTACTACTGCCTTGTATCGCAACACCACCAGCAACATCAACACCATTTCGTGCAACACCAGGCATTATCTTCTCTTACCTTGACCTACACTTCTTTTAAACTGTCGTCTTTTATTCTTGTTCTTTGGTCTAGTTCTTGCACTATCCCCAATAGATGTTCGTTTCTTTGGCCCTTGCTCGTAGGCGATTACATTTATACCTCTAGCCATTATGCGTGTTCACAATTAGAACATTCACATGATTGACAAGATCCACCATTACTACAATGACATCCATGTCCGCAGTTATTACATTCCATTATTTCTTTCCTTTTTTCTTTGTAGTCTTCTTTTTCTTTTTAACTACTTTCTTTTTAGTTGTTTCTTTAGGGGGTAATACATTCTCTGAATTGCCCCAATTTTTAAATAAATTCGAAAAAAATCCCATAAAATCTCCATTTCAATACGAACAAAACAAGAACAAAATTGGTCAAGATTGTCGCACCTTCTAAAAACCCTTATTTATCAAGAGTTTATAGTAATAATATATTACCATTTTTTTATACTTTTTTTAGCAAAACCCTTGACTATCAAAGGAATACCGTATAGTATATATTTATCAATGAAAAACAAAGGAAACATTATGAAACTCAATATGCCACTAGAAGAACTATACACTCAATATAAACTTGCGAAGACACCGCAAGAGAAAATCAAACTCTTAAAATTTGTGAGAGATAACTCTTTCCCAAACACTTACAAAATTAACTTTGATAACGTTATCAAACAATTAGAACTACAAATTAATTAATCGAAAGGAACCACATTATGATTAAAGTACAACCTGCACAAAATATCGAAGACGGTATTCAAAATCTTATCAACGCATCTAACGAAGACTATGCGAGAGATATTACTAATACAAATATGATAGAAGAATTTAAAAATTCTTGGATTGTTAAGTCTGGTAAAAAGTTTATTAAGATTATTGCCAAGAAATCTGTTCATTCTTTCATAGTGAAAGAAGACATGTTCACCCCTGGTGGACAACCTATGTTTAAGAAAGGTGATGTTCTTAAAGCTGCGTCTTGGAGTAAACCTGCCTTGAACGCACCTAGAGGAAATGTTCTCGAAGGTAACTACCCAATGCAATGGACTGGTCCATTATATTTAAGATAAACGAAAGGAAACTATATTATGAAACTTGCATTTAATAATCTTCCCGACATCCTAGACTGGATTAGGGAACCATCTCATAAGGAACATTTGTTTCTTATTGAGGCTGCGATTGCGAAAGCAAAAAGCAGTAAGTCTGAAATTTCTGTTGGATCAGAGGTTCAGTTTGGTCGACCAAATGGTCGTAAGAGATTTGGGATTGTCGAAAAGATGAACCCACAAAAAGCTGTCATTCGTGAGAAAGGTGGTCTTGGTTCGAAGTGGAGAGTACCATACTCTCTGATTCAATCTTGGGAAGATCAACATAGGTTTGCCTAATGTTGATTAAGGTTGGCGACAAGGTCGCAATTAATACAAGATCACTTCTTCCTAGAGAGGGAGTGATTACAGATATTTCACTTGGTCTGGTTAAATCAGATCCTGCTGGGGAATTAGGTATCAACGTTCAAGAGTATGATACAGATATGAACTATGTAGGTTCGATTGGTTATAAAACTGATAGTGGTGAAAACTATTGGGCATACTTTGATCAGATTGAAAGTATGATTTAAAAT